AGCCAAGACCACCAGAGTTATTTGAGGGGTTTTTGCTTTTGGGGACTGATTGGATTGCAGACCAAAGTTCGTTGCAAATAAAGTAGGACTCAGAACCTAGCCATAAGAGACTGGACACAGGTAGACCGCTCGTAAGGCCGCCGTAACTGTGTTGAGAGGCTACGGGGGAACTGTCCCAAGCCAAGCCCACATGAGTGACCCGAAAGGGATGCAGGAACGGGCAGACAGGACGCTCTGAGGCGTGTAATCCTGCAAGCTATGCAATCAGTAAGGTATAGCCCAATGTATGTCCCAGACTTGTCTGAAACTAGCATAGGTACTCACTAATCTTGTTAACTCAGGATTAGGTGAGTATTTGCCAATTCGAACCCGACTGAACTGAACTAGCATATATAGGGAAAGTACTGATTAACAACTATAGGGAAGTTGTTTATTGTTATGGATCATTTAAAAAAGGATGGACATGGACAACTTTGAGAAGTTTTGGGCAGCATGGCCTAAGTCGTTTAGAAAAGGCGGGAAGTCTGCTTGCTTGGTTAAGTGGAAGAAGTTTCACTGTGAAACCTGTGCAGACCAGATCATCAAACACATAGAGTGGATGAAAACAACCGATGCTTGGAGAAAAGACGATGGTGCTTTTATCCCTGCACCTTTGGTCTATTTGAACCAACAAAGATGGGATGGGGCTGAGATTCCTGAAGGCTTCGGGATCAAAGTTGAAGTGCAAATTGATCCTGCCCTTGCCAAGATTGATGCTGACAGAAAAAAAGCCACCCCTATGCCTGAACACATCCGAGCAAGATTAGCTGAACTAAGGAGTAAATAATGACTGATGAACAAGTTGAAAAAATCATTAGGGCAAACATGGGTTTTCAAATGAATATGTCAGGCATTAGGAGAGACTTTGAAGAGCACCTACAAAAACCTTGGGTTGGTCTTACAAAGAAAGAGAAAAAATCTTTTAGTTCAATGCTTGATGAAAAAACAGATGAAGAAGTTTTTACTGCCATTGAAAACGCATTAAAAGAAAAAAACAAATGAAAGTCTTGCCTATCAACAACTTTGAGGTTGAGCCTTGGTTACTTGAAAAACACTATGCCAAGCGTATGCCACAAATAATGTTTGCGTTTGGGCTTTACAAGGATGACATTCTGGTTGGCGTAGTGACTTATGGGATTCCCGCATCACCACCACTTTGCATGGGAATCTGTGGGAAAGAATACTCAGACAAAGTTTTAGAGCTAAACCGAGTCTGTTTGTTAGACAACCACAAAAACGAAGCATCATTCCTTGTTTCGAACTCAATCAAACTATTGCCAAAACCAATGATCGTGGTTTCGTTTGCTGACACAAGCAAAGGTCATGTCGGTTACGTTTACCAAGCCACCAACTTCCTCTACACGGGTTTATCAGCAAACAGAATTGATTGGACAATCAAAGGTCAAGAGCATAAACACGCTAAAACCATTGGTGATGGCCTGACATTGGCAGAGATAAAAGAGCTTCATGGCGATGACTTTTACTATGTTGAGCGATCTAGGAAACATCGTTACATCATCTTTCACGGGTCAAAGACTGACAAGAAAGTCATGCGATCTAAGCTGAAATACGAAGTTATGCCGTATCCCAAAGGCGACTCACAGAGATACGACTCTGGAACAACTGTAAAAACCCAACAACTTTTATTTGTATGAACTACTTTGAAGCAATGAGACTTTTGGACAGAGTGAAAGAGGGTGTTCCTTACCCCTTACATCTGATAAACAAAGCACTGGAGCTTACTGGTGACTTGGAGTAGACGAAACATTCAAGGCCCAAGTGATAGGGTAATTCTTGAGCAAGCAGAAGCCCGAGAACTCTATCGAAACTGGGAGTGGGGAAAGAATCGTGACCTCATCAGGGCGAGACTAGAGAGGGCAGAGCGAATTTATGGAACTGGCGCAAGAGACAGAATCCGAGAATACATGAACAGAATGAGGGATGGAACACTTTTATGACTTTTATGGTAACTTTTAAATTGGATGCTGATCCTGTTGGCAAACAAAGAGCGAGATATGCAAGGCGAGGAAACTTCGTCCAAACTTACACCCCTGACAAAACAAGAGGATACGAGGCTTTAATCAAAGAAGCCGCAATGGAAGCAATGGGAAGTTCTGAACCACTGGAAACCCCTGTAAATCTATATCTCTACATTCGAGCGCCAATCCCAAAGTCTTACTCTAAAAAAAAAGTAGCAGACTGTTTAAACGGCTTTGAGAAACCAATTAAGAAGCCTGACGCATCCAATGTGCTGAAAAGCGTAGAAGATGCGATGAATGGAGTTGTTTACATAGATGACACACAGATTGTGAATATCCATGTAACGAAGGTTTACTCAAGTCAATCAGGAATAGATGTGTGCGTAAAAGAATGCTTAGACTAAGGGTTTATCCCTATTCAAAATATTCCATAAAAGGAATAATATTTAATTTTTAACAGGAGTGAATCATGGAAAAAACTTGGGAATTTGACACAACAACAGGTGCGGGTAGCGAAATCGTAACAGTCGTTTACGAGTACTCATCAGATGAAGATGGCACTTATAACGAGTCCATCAAAGAGGTTTGGTTTGAGGGTAAAAACGTCATAGGGCTATTCTCTGACGAACAATTCAAAGAGATGGAGTGCGAGGCGGCAATGCGTTTTCAGCATCACAAACTCAACTACAAGACCGAGGATGTATGAAGCTAGATGAACTCGAAAAGATGGCGCAACAGACTGCCGCCTTTGGTGTTCATCCAAGTGGTGAATTCATTTACTCGTTCTACACCGAGCAACTGCAAGCCTTTGCCCAACTGATTGCGGAGCATGAGCGTGAGCGTATTGCAAAGAAAATAGAACAATTACCATTTGGCGACACAAGTGCTAGTTTTGCTATTTATGTGAGAGAAGATGCGTAAGCAGACCAAGCGCAAGGTTTGGGCATTGATAGACCCAATTCAACATGGGATTATCGGTGCTTCAATCACTCACAGAGACAAACTAGACAAGCTCAGAATGATGGAATATTCAGCCCTAGAAGCCATGACCAAGGGACAAGGGACAATCCACGATTGGAGAACCCTTGTTGACGTTTTAAACCTATCCGAAACGATGGCTAGGCACAATATTGGAAAAGATGAAGTAATGCCTGTTTGCCAAAAAGCACAAGAAGCCCTACATCAAGCCTCAGAACGCTACCAAAACACAAAAAAGATGGGTTTATCGGGTGAGGGAATCCAAGCGGTAAGGGATTTAATCCAATATGCCGATTTACAACAATCAAGCATTACAAGGTCGGATTTTGAGAAATACATTCAAAAGACCAAAGATTACATTAGATCAAACGGCAACCTAGTGGTTGAAATAACATGAACGAACCCACCAAAGCAATCCAATTCTTGATTGACACTGCGCCACTGTATGCAAAAGCGAAGGCCGACAGAATGTATTTGGAAGAATTCAGAAAATCACGCAAGGCTCAACTGGCGAGCCAAGCGGGAACTGAGGTTTTAGGAAAACAGGAAACATTTGCTTATGCTCACGCTGATTACATCGAAATCCTAGAAGGAATCAGGGAAGCCGTGGAGAAGGAGGAGCGTTTTCGTTGGCTTATGACTGCGGCACAAGCTCGCATTGAGGTGTGGCGAACAGAGCAATACTCTGCCCGAATGGAAGTAAAAGCCACCCAATGAATAACAAACTGAACGCAAAGGAAAGGCTACACCTTGCAAGGGTCAAGTCTTTGCCGTGTTCAGTCTGTGAAGCACCACCACCCTCAGAAGCCCATCATTACAAGCAAGGGCTTCAATACACTTGTATAGCCTTATGTGTCGATTGCCACCGAAATCCAGTAATGGGATGGCATGGGCAACGTAGGGCGTGGTCGATTGCTAAGATGGATCAGATAGAGGCATTGAACGAAACCATCCGCAGATTATGCGAGGAAATGCCCACCAAAGGCTCTAAAAGCCTTTTCTAGGCTCTTTTGAGGGCTTGCCCATCCCAACCCACGTAAGACAAGAAAAAACCCTCCTGAGAGGGTCTGAGGGTTTAGCGTTTGCCGCCAAGTATTCGCAGAATTAAGGCAATACACGCATAAATCATAGATCGTTTAAACACGCTGTGTGTATGTAGGTGTTCAAAATCTCAGCTTCTGGGTGATACTTTTTAAGTTCTGCCACCGCATCTTCCAAAGATTCTGCGCTTGTTTCGTCATATTCAGCGTGAACACAATCAGGATATGGGTAAAACTCAATGAGAAAGGTTCTAAAAGTCATTTTAATTCTCCAATGTGTTTAAACATTCTCTGTAACGGGATCGGAAATAATCCCAAGTTTGTAAAGCTCGTGATCTGCTTTTTGTTTAGATTCATTATCTTTAAATGAGAAAATCCCATTCTTATCTGTAACGCAATCCAACTCACCATTATATTTACTCATTATCTTTTCAATATCTGATCGGTTTTTTGGCGTGTCATAATAAAAGTCTATTGCTAATAAATAAGTCATTTTTGTGCCTTTCATTCGTAATGTTCTTGTGCGGGTTCAAATTTAGGTGTTGTGTAATCCATATCACGAAACCCCACCCAACCACATTTGTTGCCATTGACATCTAAAATAAAATTGCTCTCTTGGCTTTCATTCCTGAAGTTATGCGCCAAGCCTTCCAAAATGCTTGCAACCTGACCCATAAGATCGTCATCGAATGCGGCATTGTCTGTATTGATCGTAATTTTAATCTGGCTCATGATTTAACCCTAAGTTGTTTAAACGCTCTGCACTTGGCAAAGTCTGACAAATGAAACTCGTGCAATATTTGGTCGGGGCTTTTCTCTGACCAATAATAAAACCCTCGTTTGGCTCGTTTCTTGTGCGTGAATTGCAAATGGTCGAGATCACAAATACGCTCATCAAATGATCTTGGCTTGAAGCCACTCGGAGGGTTTCTCATGCTTCCACCTTTTTAATTGCTTGCTTGCTCTGTTTGATTTCTAAAAGAATAAACTCAGCCCAATTTAATGCTTCATCCTCGTTTAAAGTCCATATTGGATCGAGGCGTAGATCGCTTGCGGTTTCTTCTGCCGCCTCCCAATCTCCATGATCTCCCAAGTTGTATAAAAGTCCGTCTGGATTTAGTGCAAAATAAATCATGCTGACACCTTGTCATAAATAGCCCATTGAGCCGTGTCGTAACCTTCTAAGTCAGGGATTGCGTTAGAGATGATCGCATCGATAAACTTAGAAGCCAGAGAGTCCTCAAATTCTGGATGTTCGCAAGACTGATAACGCAAGCACTGAGCCGCCTTGATTGCTTGAATAGCCGTAAGAATGGGTGCGCCTCGGTCGTAATCAATCTGCGTGGTTTCTCTCTCACCATAGCGATAATTAACGCTTTTCACGTTCTCCTCAAAAAGAATCTGCGCCACGGCTTGTTCATTGCCGAAAGCGTTTAAACGCATTACTGTTGCGCCATAAGAAACGCCTACCTTATGCCGTGAGGCATAGCGAACCAAAGCGTTGATGTGGGAGTCGGAAACAATAAAAGCTGACATTTTGAACACCTATTAAATGATGCGACATTGCACCGAATAGACCCAACCCGTGAGCCTACCCGTTGAAATTTCACTTTACCAAGATGTCGAAATACGCCATCAAACCCCAACACAAGACAAGCCCCAACCCGATAGCCGTCAAGTAGTCTAAGATCGTGTTTTTCATGGTGACACCTTATAAACGTCAATCATCGTATCTGGGTGAACCCATCTCTGTTTGGAGTCGGGCGCATTTTTATGGCACAAATACACTGTGTTTTCTGATCTCTCTCGCCATGCTGAACCCACCTCATCGTAAAGCGTTGAGCCTTTTTTGAATGTAAATTTCCAATCATCAGGGATTGATCCATTCATCTCTAGGTCGGCAAGGTCAGTAATAGCCATTGAGCAGACTAAATATTTCCATGTATAAGTTTGCATGATGTTTAAACGCTTTCAGTGGATTTTGTCGCCAAAGTAAGAGCGATCAGTCTCACCCATAAACCTGAAAAACAGGTCAGGGAATGCTTCTTCTATTCTGGTCTTATTTGTTTTATCTGCCTTTTGCCAAGCCTCAGCCATAGAACCCGCAAAGCCACCGCCATGAGTCCGCATAGTATTTGCCGCATTGTGTAGAGCATTCCAACGGCAAGCCTGAACCATGTTTTCAAAATCGAGTGTCATTTTTAACGCCTTTCGATATAGTGCAACAGCGCACAGAAAAGCCCTTTCGAGCTTCCCTCTAAGCTGTTTAAACGCTTTGCATCTCTCCGTGATCTGGGCAATGTGGTGCGCCCATGTCATTGAGCCACTTACCCGCAACCCTGACTGTGTAGCCACAATCACGGCAAACACATTTCAACATTCTGGTTGATTGTTTCTTTTGAGCATTTGAAGGGATCAAGTCAGCATGAGGATAAATGCCAAGCCTTTCCAAAACAGGTGAAGCCCAGAGCTTGAATTTCTCACCCGCAACTGTGGCGGTCATTTTGCCCTCTAAGCCGATTGCCAAGGCAGTGCGTTTAAACAGTTTTCCGTGTCCATCGTTAGGGTGACAAGCATGGACAAGCTCATGCGCCAAGATATCTAAGACACGCATTGAATCGCTGATCGTTGGAGAGATAAAAATCTCCGCATGGCTATCTGCTGATGCTCTAGCAGACCAACATTCTCCGATTCTCCGATTCTTATTTGAAAGGGCAGATTTTGAGGGAAAGCCACAGCTTGAGCGAACCTCAAGGGGTAGGTCTACCCCATTGGCTTTAAAGAGGCTACGAAGCTCTGTGGTTGCGTTTGAGAGCCATTGTTCACGGGTATTAGTCATTTGAATTCACGCCTTTTAATAAATGTTGATAAGAAAGAGAGAGCTAAAAATCTACCCTCTCACTATATAAGCATAATAGAATCGTGCCAACTCTCGTAACTTGTTGATTTATAAGACCCCTCCAAAACCCTATCAGTAGAAACCCTTAAAACAATGGTTTACAATTATTTAAATTATTAAATTGTGAGGAAAACATGGGCAGACCCTCAAAGCCGAATACCCGATATTTTCAAAGGACACTGACAGACCCAGAGCGAATGATCTTGTTGTCAGCGGGTAAGGGCAATATTTGTAGAGGGTTTGAAACAGTGTTGGATTTATACCACTATGCCCACAATCAAGGGTTTCGCCCTGACATGGACATGAGTTTTTTAATTATGGATCGTGGGACAACAGATAGCCCCAATGGAGAGAAGTCATCAGTTAAGGTAGGGTAAACACTAATAGAAGGGTAAACAAGAATAGTTCGCATTCAGATCAAGTCACCCTAAAAAGGTGCATCACTCTTTCACACTCGATTGAATGCAAATAAGAATCATTCGCATTTAGAAAGACTGTACAAATAACCATGAGGGAAAACCCTGATCTGTATGTGTGGCCAGTACTGTATAAAAAGACATGAGGGTAAACCCTAGGAGATGTATGGGGGGGGAGGGGGTAGGTTGGGTTGGTAGATATTTGTGGTACACCCCACCCTCAGAAAAAGCTAAAATGAACTAATCCATTCCAAGGAGGACAAAATGGAAAAA